CGTTTTTTTAGCCACAAGGCGACCCCCCCTGTCTTTTCAGTCCATCCGTCCCCGATGCAGTCCGAGACGATGCTGGACAGTCCGTTTAAGACCCGACCCAATCCGAGTCAATGACAAATCAACCCAAGAAGTCCAAAGCCATACGAGGGGCAACTAAGCCGAGGCTTCACAGTCCACTCTTAAAGGGTGCAAACAAGCTGCAAGATGTAAAAGACCTGTGTGACATAGTTGAAATCCCTTTATTGCCTTGGCAAGAGTTTGTGCTTAAAGACATGCTGACTGTGGACAAGAAAGGCAACTGGATCCGCAAGACAAACCTAATCCTTGTAGCCAGACAAAACGGCAAGACTCACTTAGCGCGTATGTTGATACTTGCTCACTTGATTAAGTGGAATACCAATGTCCTAATCATGTCCTCTAACAGGTCTATGGCTCTGGACACCTTCAGACAGATCACTCACCTATTGGAGAACAATGACCACCTCAAAGGGTTCGTTAAACAGATCAGACACGCAAATGGTACTGAGTCAATTGAAATGCTCTCTGGAGCAAGGCTTGATGTTGTTGCAGCAACTCGAGACGGCAGTCGCGGTCGATCAGTCAATGGATTGCTCTACATCGATGAAATCCGAGAGATCACAGAAGAAGGATTTAGAGCTGCAACTCCTACAACTAGAGCTCACCCAAACAGTCAGACACTTCTTACCTCGAATGCGGGAGATGCTTTTAGCGTTGTACTCAATGACTTGCGGGAACGAGCCATCGACTACCCACCTAAATCATTCGGATTTTACGAGTACTCAGCCCCTCAATACTGCAAGATAACCGATAGAAATGCATGGGCTCTGGCTAACCCCTCTTTGGGATACACCATCACAGAAGAAGCAATTGAGGAAGCGATTGCTACTTCGCCGATTGAAAACACGCGTACTGAAACTCTTTGCCAATGGATCGACTCTCTAAGTAGTCCATGGCCGCATGGTATCTTAGAGGAAACCAGCTATTCGACCTTAGAAATGGCTGTTGGGGCTTATACTGTATTCGGTTTCGATGTCAGTCCGTCTAGACGCAACGGATCATTAGTCGCAGGACAATTACTGCCAGATGGACGGATTGGCATCGGGATTCTAGAGACTTACAGCTCTCAGGTTGCTATCGATGAGTTAAAGATGGCTGCAAGCATAAAGGCATGGTGTGACATCTATAAGCCGCGCCTTGTGTGCTTTGACAAGTACGCTACCCAGACGATTGCAGATCGCCTTGCCAATTCTGGAGTTATAGTTGAGGATGTTTCAGGTCAGCAGTTTTACAAAGCCTGTGGCGATTTACTAGAAGGCTTGGTCAATCATCGAGTTATCCATAATGGTCAATCCGAGTTCATTCAGCAGATGAATAACTGTGCAGCTAAAGTCAATGACAGCGCATGGCGCATCATCAAGCGTAAGTCAGCAGGTGACATCTCTGCTCCCATTGGCATCGCCATGGCGGTTAGTAAATTAATGATCCCTCAACCTAAGCCGCAGATTTATACTTAGACACGCCCTAGCACATTGTCTAATTGCTTGACAAATGCTACAATTTCTGTCTATGGGTAGAATCTTGCAGACATTCGGGCTTGAACCTAAGCCACAATTACAAGCTCAGTCCGCACCTCAGGTATTGGGTGAGTACTCACCTTATGCGATGCCTTTCCAGTACGCCTTTGTAAGTCGTAATGAGGCTATGTCTGTCCCAGCATTACAACGCTGTCGCAATCTTTTGGCGGGAACTATTGGAGCAATTCCATTAGAGCTTTACAAGAAATCTACTAATGAGGAACTTGGCTCACCTGCATGGTTAGAGCAACCTTCATACTCACAACCACGATCAGTCACAATTGCATGGACTGTTGATTCACTTTTGTTTTATGGTCAAGCATTCTGGAAAGTCGTTGAAGTTTATGCAGAAGATGGCAGACCATCTCGTTTTGAGTGGGTGGCTAATGATCGCGTTACTGCAACACTAGATTCTACAAATACTTTTGTTAAATCTTATGCAGTCGATGGCACAACATTACCAATGGACGGCTTGGGATCTCTGATCACATTTCAGTCATTAGGTGATGGCATCCTCAATACTGGAGTGCAGACAATTCGTGCAGCTATCGATGTTCAGAAGGCGGCGGCAATTGCAGCATCGACTCCAATGGCAACTGGTTACATCAAGAATACCGGTGCTGATCTTGATCCTAAAGAAGTACAGGGATTGCTTGCATCGTGGAAGAATGCTCGTCAGAATCGAGCAACCGCTTATTTAACATCTACTTTGGAATACAACCCAGTTTCGTTTTCACCTAAAGACATGATGTACTCAGAGGCTATTTTTAACCTAGCAACAGAATGCGCTCGTTTATGTAATGTCCCTGCTTATTATGTTTCAGCAGATTCTAATAACTCAATGACTTACGCCAATGTTCAAGATGAACGCAAGCAATTCTTAACATTATCTTTACAGCCATTTATTACAGCGATTGAAGATCGTTTGTCAATGGATGACATCACAGCACGCGGAAATGTAGTCAAGTTTGACATCGATCATAATTTCTTGCGCACAGATCCACTCCAAGAGTTAGCAGTAATTGAAAAGTTGCTGACACTTAACCTAATCACTCCAGAGCAAGCGATGGAGATGACAGACTTAACACCTAACGGAAATAATGGTATGGCATGAACCAAGTAATTACATTCTCAGCTGATCTCACAGCAGACTCAGCAAGTCGCACTATCTCAGGTAAGATTGTGCCGCTTAATGTTGAAGCAGGATCGACCAACATGGGCAAAGTTATTTTTGAGTCTGGCTCAATTGAGATTCCAGATCCTAAGTCAATCAAGTTACTTAACCAGCATGACATCAAGAAGCCTCTAGGACGCGGAGTTACATTTAGCGAGTCAGAAGATGCAATCCACGCGGTCTTTTCTATCAGTCGTTCACAGCGCGGCACAGAAGCTCTCATCCTTGCAGAAGAAGGCTTGCAGTCAGGTTTATCAATTGGGGCAGAAGTCCTAAAGTCAAAGATCAAGGATGGCGTGATTCATGTATCCGCTGCACGCTTGGTCGAAGTAAGTTTAGTAACAGAGCCAGCATTTAAGTCTGCTCAGGTTACTGAAATTGCAGCAGAAGAATCTGCTGTTGAAGAAACAATCCAACCAACAGAAAGCGAGACAGCAATCGTGGAAGAAACCACTCCAGCAGTCGAAGCAACACCAGTTGAGGCTCCAGCGGTTGAAGCTGCTCGTCCAACTGTTTCAGCAGCGTACTACACAAAGCCACGCATCGAGATCACAGCGGCTAAGTACGCAGAAAACACAATTCGTGCAGCACTAGGTGATGAGTCAGCTCGTCAGTACCTACGCGCAGCAGATGACACAACAGACAACGCAGGTCTTGTACCAACACGCCAATTGTCAGAAATCATCAACCCACTAGGTACAACAATCCGTCCATCAATTGAAGCAATCTCACGCGGAGTGCTTCCAGATGCAGGTATGACATTTGAGATCCCAAAGATCACACAGATGCCAACAGTTGCGGTAACAGCAGAAAACGCTGCATTCTCAGACACAGACCAGAACTCATCATTCTTGTCAGTAGATGTTAAGAAGTACGCAGGACAGCAAACATTCTCTGTTGAATTGTTAGATCGTACATCTCCAGCATTCTTTGAAGAGCTAGTCCGCAACATGGGCGCAGCTTACGCAAAGGCTACAGATGCAGCAGTAAACGCTGCTCTTATTGCAGGTGCAACACTAGACGGCACAACAACTGCAACATACCCAACAGCCTCAGCGTTGCTTGGAATCGTTGCTCGCGGTGCGGCATCTGTCTATGATGCAACACTAGGACTTGCCAACCCATTCGCTCGTAACATGATCGTGAACACAGCACAATGGTCAAACATCATGACACTTAACGACAACGGTCGCCCAATTTACACAGCATCAAACCCAATGAACGCTGGCGGACAGGTTGTGCCAACAGCACTACAAGGAAATGTTGCAGGACTTAACCTCTATGTAACACCAAACACAGCAGCTGGAACAGACACAGACGGATCAATCCTGATCGTGAACCCAGAGGCTTACACATGGTATGAGTCACCTAACTACCGCCTACGCGCTGAATCAACAGCAGCGGGAACTATCACCATTGGCTATTATGGTTTTGGTGCCATTGCCACCAAGGTGGCGGCAGGTTGCTTCAAAAATAACAAGGCTTAATTAAAGCCCACTAAGTACGCTCTGAGGGGTAGTAGCCCTCTACCCCTCAGAGTCTTTAGAAAGGAATGGCAATGGCACTTACAACAGTTGCAGAGCTCCGTAGCACTCTCGGAGTCGGTACGCTGTACCCAGATGCCACCCTTCAAGAAGTATGCGACGCTACAGATGCAGTCCTACTTCCAATGTTATGGGCAGATGTTTATTTCAATGTTGCACACAGCAACACAACCACAGTAGGCACACTTTACTTTGATGTGCCTGTAAAAAACATTTTTTATGTCGGTCAAACAGTTGTAGTTAATAACAACCAAGCACATTACAACGGATCAAAGACAATTACAGCGGTTGGCGATTATTCAATCTCTTATAACATCACCGGCACTCCAGCGGCACAACCACGCCACAATGTAAATCCTTATGGCACAGTTACAATTGCTCCATCAACTGACTGGACAGCAGACATGGCGATCCAGCAAGCAGCTTTAATGGTATCTGTTGAAATCTGGCAAGCGCGTACTGCCACCCTTTCGGGCAGTAACCTTGTAGATTTCCAGCCAAGCCCTTACCGAATGAGCGCACAGCTTCTCGCTAAGGTGCGAGGATTGATAGCACACGCACTTGATCCGCGTTCGATGGTGGGTTAATGCCACCAGTTGCCATCACCACACTTCGCACCACTTTAGCGACTGCCCTAATCAATAACGCTAAGTGGCAGACTTTCGCCTTTCCACCTGCAACAGTACTTGCTAACTCTGTGATTGTCAGTCCAGATGATCCATACCTGACACCATCTAATAATCAGCACATCACCATTAGCCCTATGGCTAACTTTAAGATCGTCATGACTGTGCCATTGTTTGACAATGAGGGAAACCTTAACGGCATTGAAGATACTGTATGTAGCGTGTTCGCCAAGCTCGCAGCATCTAATTTAGTTTATAATGTAGGCGCAATAAGCGCACCTAGTGTTCTCAACGCGGCAAGTGGAGACTTGCTCAGCTGTGAGATGTCCGTATCAATCCTAACGAGTTGGAGCTAACCATGACCGACATGGCACAATGGGAAAAAGAGCAGGAAGCTTTCTTGATCAAAATCGGTCAGGTAAAGCCAGCAGCACCAAAGCCAGCAATCAAGAAAGAAGAGGAATAATCCGATGGCAGTTTATTTAGCAAATACAGGAGTTCTAACTGTTAATTCGGTTGATCTCTCATCATTAGTAACAAATGTGGTCATTAACCGCAGTTTTGACGAGCTGGAGATCACAAGTCTTGGGGACTCAGGTCACAAGTTCGTTAAGGGATTGGAAGCATCAAGCATCACAATCGATTTCCTAAACGACTCAGCATCTGCAAAAACACTACAGACATTGAACACAACTTGGGGAACAAGCGTTACTGTAACTTTCAAGCAGACAGATGCTGCTGTTTCAGCAACAAACCCACTTTACACAATGACATGCTTGATCAATAACACAACACCTGTAAATGGTGCTGTTGCTGATCTATCAACACAGTCTGTAACATGGACTGTGAACGGCACAATCGCAATCACAACAAGCTGATAAAAACTAAACAAAGGGGCTAAACATGGCAAAACTAAAGATAGTTCGTACAGATGGAAGCGTACTAGAAGGCGAGATCACCCCAGCGGTGGAATACGCGTTTGAGCAGTACGCTAAAAAGGGTTTCCATAAGGCGTTCCGCGATGAAGAAAAGCAGAGCGATGTCTATTGGTTAGCATGGGAAGTCACACGCAGATCAGGTGAGTCTGTTAAGCCTTTTGGGATTGACTTCATCGAGACACTTAAGAGTGTATCGGTCGAGGACTCAGACCCTTTAGCTTAAAGCGCGATCTTCCGTTCACCTACCTAATTGCTAGGCTAAGCATTAGGTTGGGGCTCGCGCCACAACAATTATTAGAGCTTGACCGCACAATGCTTAATGCGTTGCTGCAAGGTCTAACAGATGAAGCGAAGGAGTCAGCAGATGCCAGCAAGCGTCAAAGGCGGCATTGAACTTCGCAAGGCACTTCGCAAGTTCACTCCAAATCTTGCTAAAGAATTACCTAAAGAGATTGGTGCTGCTCTTAAACCAATTAGCAAAATAGCCAGAGGCTATCTTCCAGACGAAAACCAAGTATTAAGTGGATGGCTGGCTCGTGAAGGGTCAACTTCTCGTTTTCCATCTTACGATGTTCGTTTGGCTAAGCGTGGCATTGGGTATAAGACAACACCATCAAAGCCTAATCGCAGGGGCTTTAGATCATTAGCGCGCCTTTACAATAAGAGCGCGGCAGGTGCTATTTATGAAACTATGGGACGCAAGACCCCACAGAGTCGCTTCGTTGAAAATCAGAATAATAAGTATGCATCACAGATGAAAGGCACTAACAAGATGGAAGGTCGTGCCTTGTTTCGTGCATACGAAGAAAACAATGGCAAGGCTCAGAGGGCAGTTATTATCGCCATTGAGAAAGCATCTTATAAGTTCAACCAAGCAACAAAGGCGCGAGGCTAACTATGGCTAATGTAATTATTGATTTAGCAGCAGAGTTCACAGGCAAGAAGGCTTTTAAGCAAGCCGAAACTTCTACAGAAAAACTCACCAAAAGCGTCAAGCGATTAGCTGCTTCTTTTGGTATTGCTTTTGGCGTTCGTGGTGCAGGTTTAGCGGTTAAGGCTTTTGCAGAAGATGACAAAGCAGCCAGAGCATTAGGTCAGACTCTTAACAATCTGGGGCTTGCTTATGGGAGTAGCGCAGCGACAGTCAACGGCTACATCTCGCGCCTAGAGCAACAAACAGGTGTGCTAGATGATGAGCTTCGTCCAGCGATGGATCGCTTCCTTCGCGCCACTTTGTCAGTTACCAAGTCTCAGGAATTGCTCAACCTTGCTTTAGACATTAGTGCGGGCACAGGTAAGAGTTTGACTCAGGTGAGCCAGTCGCTCCAGAAAGCTTATCTAGGGCAGACTCAAGCACTTGGTCGTTTAGGTGTAGGACTATCAAAGGCAGAGCTTACAAGTGCAAACTTTGAGGAAATCCAACAAAGATTAACTGTGCTATTTGCAGGTCAAGCTTCAACTGCTGCTAATACTTACGCAGGTGAGATTGCTAAATTACAGGTAGCAGTCAATAACGCTAAGGAAACTATTGGTAAAGGCTTTGTTGATGCGCTAAAAACTGCATCTGGCTCTAGCACTATTGATCCTGTTATCGCCGGTATCGATAAGATCGCTAATGCTTTTGCATACCTTACTCGTGAGACTGGCAAGTTTATTGCCATCACAAGAGAAGCCTTTGACTTTTCTAAGGGTCTTAATTTCTTTGCCCCTAAAGGCGGTTACGGCAACACTAACAAAGGCATGGGTAACATCTCCATGTCTGTCTCATCTCAGGACACACAACGAGCAGATAGAGCAGCAGCAGCTAAGGCGCAAGCGGCTCAACTCAAAGCATCTCAGGCACTTACTAAGTCAACAAAGGAAAGCCTAAAACTATCGAAGGCTAAGGCAATCTTTGACTTACAAAAGATCCAAATCGAGGCAGCACTCAAGGGTAAGATCTCAGCAGAAGATGAAATCCGCCTAAAGCTCATGAAGGCAATCGAGGAAGAAAATCTTACTGGTGTTGAAAAGTATCAAAAGGCATTGGCTGTAGCCCAAGAGAAAACAAAGGAACTCACAGACCTTTTAACAACAGTTAAGACTTTAGAACTTAAAGATCCTTTTGGTATGTGGAAGGTTGATCCTCTTACTGCATCAATCAATGAACTCACTAAGTCGATGTTTTCTGTCCAAACCCAGATACAGGCTAATGTTCGTGAGTGGTCATCCTTTAGTTCTACTGTTGCTGGTACTTCCATCAAACCTAATTTAGGCGAATGGACATCATCATTTAGCGGAGCAAGTAAAGCAGCAACAGAGGCTATCGCCGCACAAGCTAAAGCGCAGCAAGATGCAGTAGCGGCACAAATTAAAGCGGCTCAGGATGCCGCAGCGGCACAATTAGCATTATTAACTGCTGGATCGGCAGAGCAAAAAGCAGCACTAGACGCACAACTTAAAGCTCAGCAAGAGTCTCTCGCAGCTCAATCAAAAGCGCAATTAGAAGCTTTAAGAGCTCGTTTGGCAGAAGAAGCAGCAGCCTATAAAGAGTTGATGGATGCAACAGCTGCGGCAGCAGAAGCAGCGTTATTAACCGGTGCTAATGATTACACCACTGGAAACCTTGCCAAAATTGCTTCCGAGGCAGCAGCCGCAGCAGCAGCAGCAGCAGCAGCACAGGCAGCAGCAGAACAGACAGCAGGTGGCGCAGCAGCAGGTGATACTAATGTCACCATTACTGTAAATACAGGTGTTGGAGACGCAAACGCTATTGCAGAGGAAATCCAGAAGATCCTAGATGATGCACATAGTCGCGGAGCATTAGTAGGCGGGTTGTACGCAGATTGACATGGCTTCCTGAGTGGCGCGTAACAGTCGGAGATGATGTTTATACGACTGTTACTTCCGTATCTTTTTCAGCTGGTCGCGTGGACATTGATCGCCAATGCGGAGCAGGTTATTGTCAGGTCGAGATCATCAACACAGATGGCTCACCTTTTACCATCGATGTCACAGACACAATCACATTAGAGCTTAAAGATAGTGCTGGAAACTATGTCACTATGTATGGCGGTGAAGTCTCGGATTTCTCAGTTGGAGTGCGTAGCCCTGAGGAGTCTGGCTTTATTACCTACGGCAAGATCATGGGTATTGGCTACTTAGCCAAACTTACTAAATCTATTTACAACACAGCTATAGCAGAAGCTCTAGATGGCGCACAAATCGCAGCCATTGTAGACAATGTACTTAATCTGACATGGAATGAGGTAACACCTACTCTTACATGGGCAACCTACCCAGCAACGACAACATGGGCAGATGCCGAGTCATACATCGGAGACATCGACTCAGGGTTTTATACCATGATTAACCTAGCTGCATCGGCTACAGCTAAGTCAAACAGCCTAACAGATCAAATCGCTAACAGCGCATTGGGTCAGATGCATGAGGAAAAGAATGGCTTAGTTTCCTATGATGATGCAGATCATCGCAGCAACTATCTTATCGCCAATGGCTTTACTAACATTAACGGCTCTTATGCAAGCCCAAGCAGCATTAAGTCAATTACTACAACAAACCGCGTTCGCAACAGTCTGATCTATAAATACGGCACAGGATACGCCTCGACCTACAGTACCTCTGATACGACCTCTATAGCCACCTACGGGCTTTATGAACGATCTTCTCAGTCAAACATCAAGGGCTTGACTGACATGACCGCTATTGGCGATAGAGAGTTAAACCTACGCAAAAACCCTAGAGGCTCATTAGAGGCGATCACCTTTCGCCTAGACAATCCAGCTCTGCCGAGTGCGGATCTTGACAGACTCATTAACATCTTTTTTGGTCAACCTGTGTTGATTACCAACCTACCGAGCAACTTGCTAGGCGGTCAGTTCGATGGCTTTGTGGAGAACATAGCTCTTAAAGCTACTCCGACCTATGTAGACATGACGCTCTACATCTCAGCTACAGATTTCTCACTATCAACGACACAATGGGAAACAGTATTACCTGACACCTTAGCGTGGACAGGTGTAAATGGTACACTTATCTGGACTAACGCGACTGGAGCATTAACCTAATGGCAACTACTACACCCAATTTCGGCTGGAGCGTTCCAACATCCAGCGACTTAGTAAAGAATGGCGCGACAGCAATCGAGACTCTTGGCGACTCTATTGACGCATCACTTGTAGATCTTAAAGGTGGAACAACTGGACAAGTTTTATCAAAAGCTACTAACACCGACATGGATTTCACTTGGGCAACTTCTGCAAGTGGGGGATACACTTCGCTTGCTTCAGGTTCGCTAAGTGGTACATCTGTCGCGCTGAGCAGCATTAGTTCAAGCTATAAAGATTTACAATTAGTAATCAAGGGCGCAACTTGGGGAACTGGTGCTTCGGCAATTAGAGTCCAAGTCAATTCAATTACAACAGGTTATCAAGTGGTGGCTGCTCTAGCAGCTGGCAGTACCGGTTATACTTATGCTTTAAATGGTGGTAGTCGTTGGAGAATGCCGACAGATGCAACTCAAGACAATACAAGTGATCAAAACATGTATGTTTTTGACATCTATGATTACACCGCAACAAACGACACAAAATTAGGTTCAGTAGATTTTGCTTTCATTACTGGTGGAAATCCTAGAGTTTATGCTGGCGCAGTTGCTTTAATTGGAGCCGATGCTGCAATTAGCACTTTGACAATTTCTGTTGAAAGCGGCGCAACATTCAATGGCGGAACCTACATTCTCTATGGAGTAAAATAATGACTAATTTAACTATTAAAATACACAATACTCAAACAGATGAAGTCATAGATCGTGAAATGACTGCTGCTGAGTTAAAAGAGTATGAAGCATTATGCGCTAAGGCGGAAGTAGAAAAAGCAGAGTTAGAAGCTAAAGTACAGGCAAAAGCCGATTTATTAACACGCTTAGGCATTACAGCAGATGAAGCGAAGCTTTTACTTGGATGAAGGTGAAGCTCTCTAAGGCTGCTATTCAATTACGAGAGCAGATAGATGACTCGTTCCCAGATCGTGACCGCACATCGGATGG